ATTAAGGAGGATAAAAATATGGCACACTTTGCAGAATTAAACGGATCAAATCAAGTAGTTAGAGTCGTAGTTGTAGGCAATGATATTGCAACAGCAGATGGACCTTTAGGAGAAAACGATATGCATGTTGATGGAGAAACATGGTGTCAAAACTTTTTCAAAGGTGGAACTTGGAAACAAACTTCATACAATAACACATTTAGAAAACAATATGCAGGTAAAGGCTTTACTTACGATGCAGCAAAAGATAAATTTCTTGCACCTCAACCTTATACTTCATGGTCTTTAGATGAAAATGATGATTGGCAAGCACCAGTTACAAGACCAAATACTAGAGGTGATGATGCAGACAATCCAAAAATGGAAATGTGGGACGATGCAAATCAAAGATGGATTGCAGAAACTCATTACAACGAAGCAACAAAACAATATGACCAAAATTGGGTCTGGGATACGTCAACATTAGCTTGGGTATCCGCATAAGGAGAACTAAGCTATGGCCAAAGGAAATAATGGCGGTATAATCGGTAAATCAAATAAAACTTCATTCGGGAAGTGTACTGTTACAGTTAAAACAGCTACAGGGTGTGTAGCTCTTCAATCAGGAACTAGAGTTGTTAAATCTTTAATTGTCGCTGGTGGCGGTGGTGGAGGAACTTCTTATGGTTCTGGTGGTGGTGCTGGTGGAGCAAGAAATATAGAAATAAACGCATCATCGAGTATACCTGTCATAATAGGCGGAGGTGGAGCAGGAGGTCAAGCAACAAATCAAGCAGGAGCTAATGGAGTAAATTCATCTTTAGTTGCTTGTGGAACTACATATTTAGCAACAGGTGGTGGTGTAGGATCAGGTCCTGCAAATGTTGTTGGAGATGGTGGTTCTGGTGGCGGAGCAACAGGTCCTGCATCAGGTTGTGTAGCAGCTGGAACAGGTAATGCAGGAGGTTTTTCTCCTCCAGAAGGAAATTCAGGAGGACCTGTATCTGGAAGTGGTGGTAATTATGGTGCTGCTGGAGGTGGTGGACATGGTGCAGTTGGAGGTTGTGGATCAAATCCAACAGGTGGTAATGGAGGTGCAGGAACAGATTTTTCTCCAGACTATCCAGGTTTACCTAACTCAGGAGTTTTAGCTGGTGGTGGCGGTGGTGGAACTTATCAAGGTGGAAGTGCAGGAAGTGGTGGACCAGGTGGTGGTGGTGGAGCTGGTGGTGCTGGTGGTAATAATCCAGGAAATGCTGGAACAAATAACACTGGTGGTGGAGGTGGTGGTGCATCTTATCAAACTGGTCAAGCAACTGGCGGAACAGGAGGACCAGGTGTTGTTGCAATTAAAGAATTAAACAAAGCAAGTGGTGTGTGGTCAATGCAAAGTCAAATGGCAGCCAAGCAACAAGGAACATGGCCACAGTTGGGTTTTAATTTAGATTATTTAGTAATAGCTGGTGGTGGCGGCGGCGGTGGAACTTTTGGTGGTGGAGGTGGAGCTGGAGGTTATAGAGAATCAAGCGGTGCTTCTACTGGTGGTTATACTGCATCTCCTTTAGGTGCAGGAAGTGCATTCATAGTAGCAGGAACTTATTGCATAACAGTAGGTGGTGGTGGAACGGCAGGACCTAATCCTGGAGTTGGTGGTGGTAGTGGTACTAATTCAATTTTTGATTCAATAACATCAACTGGTGGTGGAGGTGGTGGATCTAATAATTGTCATACTGGGTTACCAGGAGGATCAGGTGGTGGTGGCGGATATGGTGGTACGAGTGGTGGATCAGGTAATACTCCTCCAACAAGTCCACCTCAAGGACAAGATGGTGGAACTGGATCAACTCCTGTTCCAAGTAGATCAGGTGCTGGAGGTGGTGGAGCTGGACAAACTGGATTTAATAGACCAGGTCCGGGTGTAGGTGGAGCTGGAGTAACTTCTAATATTACAAATACACCAACTCAAAGAGGTGGCGGTGGTGGAGCTGGAGGAAATGTTTATGGAACTGCAAGCCCTGCAGCAGGTGGAGCTGGCGGTGGAGGTACAGGAGCACCAGGACCTTCAGGAGCAGGGAGTAATGGAACAGTTAATACTGGCGGAGGAGCTGGTGGTGGTGGAGTTAATGATGGTGGAGTTGGTGGTAGTGGACTTGTGGTAGTAAGAGGACCAAGCACACAAACTTTTGCAGTAACGCCTTGCACAAATACTGTTTCTACATTACCTGGTCCAGCTGGAAGTTATAAAGTAGCTACATTTACAGTATCTGGAACATTGACAGTTTCATAAGAAATGTTATATTAAGTTCATAAAGACATATGAACTTAACAAATCACTATTGGTATTTTCAATCAGCAATTCCAGAACGTATCTGTGATGACATTGTAAGGTATGGTCATCAAATGCAAGAACAAATGGCAGTTACTGGTGGATATGGTGATCCTAAAAAATTAAATCAACAACAAATTAAAGATTTAAAAAAGAAAAGAGATTCTAATATAGTTTGGATGTCTGATCGTTGGATTTATAAAGAAATACAACCTTATATTCATGAAGCAAATGCAAGTGCAGGATGGAATTTTCAATGGGATTATTCAGAAGCATGTCAGTTTACTAAATATGAAAAAGGCCAATATTATGATTGGCATTGTGATGGTTGGGACCAACCTTATCAAAGACAACAAGGTGATCCATCTCATGGAAAAATAAGAAAATTATCGGTAACAGTAACACTATCTGATCCTAAAGATTACAAAGGTGGAGAACTAGAATTTGATTTTAGAAATTTAGATCCTGATAAAAAACCAAACATTAGAAAATGTAAAGAAATATTACCTAAGGGATCTTTGGTAGTTTTTCCTGGATTCGTGTGGCATAGAGTATGTCCAGTAAAAAAAGGAAAAAGACATAGTTTAGTAATTTGGAATTTAGGATGGCCGTATAAATAAAGGATAAATATGAAAAAGAAAAAAGCTAAAGCTAGAAAACAAAAAATAAAAAAAGAAGTTGTAGGTTATCCTCAACACTTACAATTAGAAGAATATTTTAAATGTCCTATATGGTTTGCAGATGAACCTAAATTTGTTGATGATTTAAATAAAGCATCAGAAAAATATATTGAAGAATCAAAAAAAAATTTAAAACCAACTATTGATAAACGTAATAAAAAATTTGGTGATAAAGGTGACATGGGTCATGTATTTCACTCAACAACATTAATTGGTGATCCAAATTTTAAACAATTACAAGATTACATAGGAGCTACATCACATAATTTATTAAATGAAATGGGTTTTGATTTATCTCAATATCAAGTATTTACTACAGAAATGTGGGTGCAAGAGTTTGCGCAAAAAGGTGGTGGACATCATACATTACACACACATTGGAATGGCCATATATCTGGTTTTTATTTTTTAAAAGCAGATGAGTCTACATCTTTGCCTATGTTTGAAGACCCTAGAGCAGGGAATGTAATGAATCTTTTACCAGAAAAAGATAGAACAAAAGTAACTTACGCATCATCGCAAATTAACTATCAAGTAAAACCAGGAAGAATGATATTTTTTCCGTCTTATATGCCCCATCAATATATTGTCGATATGGGTTATAATCCATTTAGATTTATACATTGGAACTGCCAAGCAATACCAAAAGGAGTTTTAAATGTCGTTTAAAAAAAATAAATACACAGTATTAAAAAACGCTATCTCACCTGAGATTGCAGAGTTTGTTTATAAATACTTTTTAAACAAAAGAGAAGTTGCAAGATTTTTATTTGACAATAAATATATTTCGCCGTTTACAGAATACTGGGGTATATGGAATGATGAACAAGTGCCAAATACTTATTCACATTATAGTGATATTGCAATGGAAACTTTATTACAACAAGTAAAACCTGTTATGGAAAAACATACAGGATTAAAATTATCAGAGACATATTCTTATGCAAGAATATATAAAAACGGAGATGTTCTAGCTAGACACAAAGATAGATATTCTTGTGAGATATCTACTACATTAAATTTAGGTGGTGATCCATGGCCAATATATTTAGATCCAACAGGTAAACAAGGTCAAGCTGGTGTTAAAGTAAGTCTTGAACCAGGAGACATGTTAATTTATTCTGGTTGTGATTTAGAACATTGGCGAGAAGAATTTAAAGGCAAGAATTGTGGACAAGTATTTTTACACTATAACAAAACTAGTTCTAAAGCAGCTAAAGAAAATTATTTAGACAAGCGACCTTTACTAGGTGTACCTTCTTGGTTTAAAGGTACAAAGTTGACAAAATTTAAAAAATAGTCTATACATTAGGCTTGCAGGGGGATGATCCACCACAGATTCCCTCTGCTTTAAATCATATTGATATATCCCTTAATCTAGTATATTTTATAACTTGGAGTATATGTATATATGTTAACAAAAATCACATTAAAACCTGGATTAGATAAACAATCCTCAGACACTGGAGCTGAAGGTAGATGGGTCAATGGTGATTATATGAGATTTAGATATAGTTATCCTGAAAAAATTGGAGGTTGGCAGCAACTTACTTCAAGCAATTTAGTAGGTGCTGGTAGAGATCAACACGCATGGGTAGATAATACTGGTAATAAATATGTAGCTATTGGAACAAATAAAATTTTATATGTTTATTTTGAAGGTGCTGTTTACGATATTACTCCTATAGATACTACAAAATCTCAAACTAATGTTGCTATTGGTAGCACTAACGGATCAGCTATTTTAACATTAACTTTTCCTACAGCCCATAGTTTAGAAGTAGGAGATATTATGGAGTTTAGAGATAGTTCTACAGTTATGACTGGAGTAAGCACAAGTTTTACTACAGCTAATTTTGATGGAAAATTATTTGAAGTATTGAGTACTCCATCAACTACTACCCTAACTGTTAAAATGACTACTCTAACAGGAAATACTGAAACAGGAACTGGAGGTGCTATTGCAACAACAACTGTAGATCCTTATTATCAAATAGGACCTGTTACTCAAGGTTATGGTTTTGGCTGGGGAACAAATACGTTTGGAGGCAGAGTTATTCCACCTACTTTTACAACTTTAAACGGAGCTTTAGCAGATGATGCACAAGGTAATAATGGTTCAGCTACAGAAATTACTTTAACATCAACTACAGGATTTACGGTTCCTTCTTCATCAACAGAAGTTATTCAAGTTGACAATGAACTAATTGGATACACAGGAATTACAGGAAATAAAATAACAGGAATTACAAGAGCGTATAGCGGAAGTACAAGATCTTCTCATAGTAATGGTGCAACGGTTTATGATGCAAGCAGCTATGTAGGATG